TATAAACAAAACAACAAAAATAAATAAAGTAAATAATAGTAATTAAGAGAGGGGGGGGAGGGGGGTATTTTTTAAGGGGGTAGTGTATATTTTTTTTAGTGATACACCCACATGATACACAAGCATGATATTTTTTAGCTAGTATAGAGATACCCCCCCTCCCCCCTAGCTACTATTTCCCACCTATTTAAAAAATGCTTTATTTCTCAATACTTAAACAACATTGATTTTTTCTAAAAAGTAGGAGGGGGGGAGGGGGGTACTAAAAACGATAAAAAAGTATCTCAAAAATCATAAAAGAATTAGGTTTTTTATAGGTAGAATTTAGGCTTTTTTACCTATGAATTGATACAAATAGGTAAAAATCACTACAATTCTACTCAAATTCAAAGAGAATTTGAACATAATTAGAACAAATTAAATCTTCCTCTGAAGCCTTTTTAAGCTATTCATATATAGCCCATCGATTTAATAGAGAGGTGATAGAATATGACTCGCAAAAGAGGATTTATGAGGACAACCCCAACGGCAAGGAGTAATGCTGGACTACGTGCCCAAAAGCAAGGTAAGACGGCTGAGGAACAAATCTTAGAGATAGGTGCTTTCTATCTGGAGCATAAGATTGCTGAGATAAATAAAAGACATGAGCCTTATAAAAGAGTAGGTAGTGGAAAGAATTGCTTCCATGCTATTTACTCTGACAAGGCGGGATGTGACTTTGAGATTTGGCTACCAGGTGGACGAGGTGGCTATTTAGAATGTAAATCAAGGGAAGGCATGAGAATACAAAAATCAGCGATTGATCCATACCAACAAGAGCAACTTGACCGTAGACTTGCATGGGGGCAAATAGCCGTTGTGCTTGTAAGACTTGACGGTGTTTGGTTTGCATGCTCGTGGCAAAAGTTTAGAGATTTTGAAAAGAAGAGTTTTACGGTTGCTGATCTTCTTCAAGTAGGTAAGCCCGTCCCCATGCTTGCCAACTTGCTACCAGATTTCATTAAGGTGCTAGATCAAATTTGATCTGATATAAATTCTTTGATATATAAAGCTATCTTTCATCAAAGGACAATCCATGAAAATCACTATTGATCTGACTAAGAATGTTGCGATTGTTAAATCAATCATCGCTCTTGCATCACAACTAACATCTCCAGAATACTTATCTTATATCTATGTAGGTGTATCAGATACTATCCTCACACTAAAATCCACAAATTTTGAAGCTACAAAAATCGCTCAATTTGATCTTGATCAAGCGGTGAGTGAAAAAATTGAAATCTTGATGCACCACCAATCACTGGCTCAAGCAATCTCTATCTTTAGTGGTAAAATCACAATTGATTTTGACAAGCAAGTCATTTCTCAAGGCTCAGTTAAGATTTACTACAAGGCTCATGATCCTAAAGAATACCCCGAGATTTTTAGTGATTTTGAGATTGATGAGTCTACACCCGTATGGAATGAAGCTGAATTGATTGATCTAAAGAAAGCGATTGACCTAACCGAGCCTTGTGCCGATAAGACTGGTCAGAGAGCAAGGCTCGGTGCACTTCATCTTTCAACAATCGGTGATAACTTGATACTTGAGGCTACAAATGGGTATACACTCGCTCGCGTCAGACTTGAAAAAAAGAGCTACCTTGATTTCAATACCCTCATCCCAATCTCTTCGCTAAAACATGTAAAGAGTTTCCTTGATACTACAATCTACCCCACAATTACACTTGCTAAAGGTCATATCATTTTCAAGGATGTGTCTCAATTTGTAGCCGTAAGACTCATTCAAGAGGACTTCCCAGATACTCGCTCAATCATCCCCAAAGAGTATGAAAATTCACCTATTGTGTACGAATTGAATGCAACCTTGAAACAATGCTTGAAACAAGTCGCAAAAGTTCAAACGGATAAAGAGGTGAGTCATATCATGCTATACGTGGACAAGCAAAACAACTTTCTCATCGTTGGTAGTGATACTAGTGGACATGATTTATACGAATATGCTGATGATGATTTTGTGGAAGAAGGTTGTGCTTCTTCCAAATTCTCAACCGCCTATTTTGGTCACGCTATTGCACATACTACTAAAGCCTATCAATCTGGCGTACTCACTCCTCTTGTATGTGAGGATGATAATAAGAAAATCTTAATCCTTGTCATGGCTCGTAGGAGCAATTAAAAAATAATCATACCCCTTGTGATTTAGCTACTATGAAAATCCACTCACACAAGGGGAAATTTAAAAAATGCAATTCTCAGATCATGCTCTATCACTTTTGAAGAGCTACTATCTACTATCTTATGAAACTGAAATTGATCAAGCATTTGAGCGAGCAAGCAAGGCTTATTGTGCTGATGATTATGCTCTAGCTGATCGTATCTATAACTATGTGCGACAAGGTTGGTTTATGTTCTCATCCCCCATCCTATCCAATGCAAGGATCAAGGATGAGGAAAAGCTAAAGGCGGGCTTGCCTATCTCTTGCTATCTCACCTATGTAAGCGATGATCTTGACGGTTTGATTGCACATACAAGTGAAAACCGTTGGCTTGGCGTGCTAGGTGGTGGGGTAGGTGGCTATTGGGGGCATGTACGGGCGGTATCCCAAAAAGCCCCCGGCCCTATTCCATTCATTAAGACGATTGACTCGGATGTTGAGGCTTATAGACAAGGTAAAACTAGACGCGCAAGTTATGCTGCTTACCTTGATATTGATCATCCCGATATTATTGAATTTCTAAATCTAAGGCTACCCACTGGCGGTGATACAAATCGCAAGGCCTTCAATCTTCATAATGCAATTTGTTTAAGTGATGCATTCATGCAAGCGGTGATAGATGATAAAGCATGGGACTTGATAGATCCACATACAAGCGAAATAAGAGAAACGGTAAGAGCAAGGGAATTGTGGGAAAGAATTTTAGAAGTACGATTTAGAACTGGAGAGCCTTATCTCATGTTCAAGGATACCGCTAATAGAGCCTTGCCCCAAAGTTTAAAAGATCAAGGATTACAAATACATAGCTCAAATTTATGCTCAGAAATTTTCTTACCAACGGCTAAAGATAGATCAGCCGTATGTTGTCTATCTAGCCTCAACCTTGAATATTTTGATGAGTGGAAAGATACCACTATCGTTGAGGATTGCATCACTTTCCTAGACAATGTTTTACAATACTTTATTGATCATGCACCTCACCAACTCAAGAATGCGATACATGGAGCAAGGCAAGAGAGAAGTCTTGGACTTGGTGCTATGGGCTTCCATTCGTACCTACAACGCAAGAAAGTATCCTTTGAGTCAGTAGTAGCGAAGAGTTTGAACAATAAGATTTTCAAATTGATTAAAGAGAAAGCCGTTGCTCAAAGTGAAAAGCTTGCAATTGAACGAGGTGAATATCCTGATGGTTTAGGTACGGGTAGACGCAATGCACATTTACTTGCGATTGCTCCAAATTCAAACTCTAGTATCATCCTAGATACATCACCTAGTATTGAGCCATGGGTAGCTAATGCATTCACTCACCGCACAAGAGCGGGGACATTCCTTACTAAGAACAAATACCTTGATCAATTACTACTATCTAAAAAACTAAGTGAAACTCAATATGAAGAGGTTTGGCAATCCATCATCATTCATGAAGGATCCGTTCAGCATTTAGATTTACTCACCGATCAAGAAAAACAAATTTTTAAGACGGCTTTTGAGATTGATCAACAATGGATTATCTCACATGCTGGGGATAGGCAAGTACATATATGTCAAGGTCAATCCACTAATCTTTTCTTCCCCTCTGGTAGCTCAAAATCCTATGTCAATGCTTGCCATCTTCAAGCGTGGAAACAAGGTTTAAAGTCAGTGTACTACCTTCGTACTACGGCGGGGACTCAAGCTGAAAAGATCAGTAAGCCAGTGGTTAAGCAAGTGACAAAACTCGATGAATGTATTGCATGTGAGGGATAAAAATGAGTGATTTACTAAAAGAGAGCAAAACCTACAAGCCTTTCAGATATCCTTGGGCTATGCAAATCGCTGAAGAGCATGAGAAGATGCACTGGGGGACATGGGAGGCAAAACTACAAGAGGATGTAAAGCAATGGAAGAGCAACTCGCTATCACCTGATGCTAAGAAATTCATCACTCAAATCCTTAGAATTTTTACTCAATCGGATGTAGCCGTAGCTGATAACTATGTGGATCAATTCTTGCCCATATTCAAGAATAATGAAATCAGAAACATGCTGCTGAGTTTTGCCAACCGAGAGGGTACTCACCAAAGAGCCTATGCTTTACTTAATGATACACTGGGCCTTGATGAGAGTGAGTATGCATACTTCTTAAATCACAAGCCTATGCTCGATAAAATTCACAATATGCAATCAATCAATCCTAGCGATTTCGTTCAAACGGCTTATTCACTTGCTCAAGCGGTATGCAACGAAGGGATGTCTCTTTTCTCAGCTTTTGTCATGCTCCTCCACTTCCAACAACAAGGCAAGATGAAAGGCATGTGCGAGGTTGTGGAATGGTCTATTAAAGATGAAAGCTTGCATGTAAAAGCAATGACGCAGCTCTATCAAACCTATGTAAAAGAGATGAATATCAAGGTTGAGCAAGCGGAAATACAAAACCTATTTACACAAGCCGTTGATTTAGAAGATCAGCTGATTGACATGATCTTTGGGGAGGCTCAAGTAGTGGAAAGCCTCGTGAAAATTGAAGTCAAGATGTTCATTAGGTATCTAGCCGATCGTAGGCTCATGCAACTTGACTGCCTACCTATTTACCACATTGATAAAAATCCACTACCTTGGCTTGACTGGATTGTGAACGGCGTATCTTTCAAGAATTTTTTTGAAGGTGTAGTCACTGATTATTCGGCAAGTGGTATGACTGGAGCATGGGGATGGTAGTCAATCGGACAAGGTAAAAAAATCGTATATCAATAAAATATAAAAAAACATATATACAATTTAAGAGGAACATGTTAAAAATAGATTAAAGCATCCAACCGTATTCATATTCACAAAGAGGACATATGAGCTTTAAATCTTATTTGCCATCCATCAAGGCTTTGATCAAACAAAAGCTTGAGGACAATACCCGTCTCTTAAACATGTTCATACACATGACCTTCTCAGAAACACCAAAAGAGATTGATGACGGGATTGCGATGAAAGAACTTGCTCTCAAAGATAGAGCCAAACTTGTTGAGATTGATCAAGATACCCGTTGTATCTACAATCTCACCCCTCATGACATTCACTTTATGGATGATGATCAAGCAATTCTAGCAACAATCAAGCCGTCTGGGCTTGTTGCTCGTCTTGAGGCCTCTAATCCACAAGATCAAATGAGCATGCACAATTTTGTTGTAGCACCCGTTGATTTAAAAGGCTTATACCTACCTATCATTAAAGCCAAAATCACTACTAAATCACCGCTTGATAAGGTCATTGATTTACCACCTTTTGAAGAAGGCGTTTACTACATTGTATCCATGCCTATCTTCATGGCTTTCCCTCTCAGAACTGATCTTTTACAAGTCGATCCAGTGAGAGATAGCAAAGGCTTTACAATTGGGGCAAAAGGCTTCTTTAGTCATCCATAAGATAATCTATATTATATTATTGTATCTATACCTATTATATGTATATATGTGTTTCAAACTTATAACAAAGGAACAATCTATGAGTAGTGAGTTAATTGATAGTTTTGCTTATATCACACCAACACCTGGTCATCTCTTCATTGATATTAAATTAGTGGAATCAGCTGGTAGAGTAGTCGGTAAAGTAATGTCAACAAATAAAGAGGATAATATTCTTCGTTATGGTGCACATGTACTAGTGGATACTCAACCTGATGATGTCATTGATTTTTGGTTTAAGGGCAAGCAATACCACCGTATTAAATATGACTATATCATTGCTATACTACATAAGGGAGAAGAATAAATGCTAAATGCAACTACTGTAAAACAATACTTGATCGATTATTTCTCAGCCAGCTCTCTAGCTAAAAAAATGCAATTCGCCGATATGTGCATGAGTACCGAACAAGAGCCAACATTGCTCAAACCTCTATATGATATCAGCTTGGAAGGTGTGCTACTACAAGATAATAACTTGATCAAACCTCTTTATAGGTGGAGTGACTCTATCGTGGGGCAAAATGAAGATCAAATTGCTATGCTTAAATCTTTGGATAAGGTTGCCTTCTATGTCCCTCTTATCCCATCACTAGATACTATTACTCAACAAATTTGGGGATGGCAACAACAATTTGATGGACGGGCAACAATCCCCGGCGTACTCAATCACTTAAAGAATGAGATTGCGGAATTCGAAGAAACCGAACAAGGTAGTGAAGAGCAAGAAAAGGAATTTGCTGATCTTTATATCTTGCTTATGCACCTTGCTGCTCTCTCAAATATCGATGTAAGAACGGCGGTATCCAACAAACTTGCCATGGTACAAAAGAGAGATTATAGCGGTGAGCCTGATGCTGAAGGTTGTATCACTCACAAAAAATAAATATAATTTTTATCCCCACCTTGTGTTTATGGGTATCTCTCAACCACAAGGAAAATATGATGAGCGAAGACTTTTTACAATCCCCAGATGATGCCTATTTAGATCAAGAAGCTTTCCACAAAGAGCTTGACATGATCTTTACACTGATCGAAACACAACAATCCAATAGGATGTATGTCAAGGGACTTTCTTTTGTCTTTTTGATCGTATGTATCCTCTCAAAATCCCCCCATGCAAGCTACATCTTTTGTTTTGCTACCTTGCTCTTACTCTCGCTTGAAATTGAATGCAAGAACAAGCTAAACCGTCTTGGTTGGCTCTATGACTGGACGATTGTTAATCGACAAACGGGGGATACTTCGTACCGCTACTCTTTTGATACCGAGCGATTTAGAGCATACGATAGGGACTTGTATTCTTACCTAGATTTTGATAGTGTGCCATTCTTCGTTCTTCAAATCTTGAATTTCTACATTCTTTCCTAAAGGATCATGATCATGATGTTACTCATTGGCCGTAAAGGCAACCTCACATACTTTGACGATAAAGGTGAAGCTCATACTAAAGTTTTCCCCAAATTCAGCCTTAATCAAGCTCAAGTATTCATTCAGCTTGGGCTTAGCAATCAATACATGAATGTTTTGGGGCAAATTGTGACCTATGGCTGAGTCAGAATTTCACAAGATTGCAAATGCTTTAGCTACACTACTGGAGCAAAAGAACTTGGCCTACGGTAATGCTTTCGCTAAAACTACCCAAATCCTTGAACTTCTTTACCCTGAAGGGATTAAAGTAGAGCAATACAAAGATATCCATGTGATTGTTCGTATGCTAGATAAGATTTCTAGGATTGCAAAAGACAACGATCCTATGGGGGAAAGTCCCTATCAAGACTTGGCTGGCTATTGTCTCCTTGCACTAAAGCAAATGAACAAGTAAAAATTATTGCACCAAAAATAAAAAGTTTTTTTAATTAGTAGTATTTTATATATATAAGTAGTTTTTAAATTGTTTATCCTATAAATAAATAAATAAAAAGAGGATAAATAGATCATGGACGATTTACAACTCTTGGCGTCGTATATGGAAACGCCAACGGATCCGCAAGTACTAGAAAAATTATCAATTAGGTGCAAGCCTGTGCTAGAGAGCATGAGGCTAGATGAAAAGGTGGAGGCTCAAGTCGTCCGTAAGATCGGTTTAGATGCTTGGTGCGATATCCATAAAATAGATGGTACAATTGCTAGGCTGATCTATGTCTACTTGGGGCAAGTCAAGATCAAGAAAGCTGCTAAAGCAAGCATGTCCCCAAAAGATCTGCATAGGATGATCCTAGCGGGGAAATCAACGGCTTACATGGCTCGTAAGCTGAATGTCCATCGTGACTCAGTGAGAAGAGCAATCGTAAAATTTGGGTATGTAGAACTTTATGATAGTAATCGAAAGAGAAGTAAGGTCGCTAAGATCGTTAATTTACTTGAGAGTGATGGGCAACTGACTAATCTACAAATCGCTAAACAAGTAGGTACACAAGAAAGTTATGTAGCGAAGATCCGACATACTCACGGCTTTACACTAAAAACGAGGAAACCCCCCGCCGAGTATCTCCAAATGAAGCTGGATGAAGGCTTGTGTGCTAAAGAGATAGCGAGCGAGCTTGGGCTTTCGCACCGTACAATCCAAACATATTTATCTGGCTATGGCATACGAGTAGGTGACTCCCCCGCTTATAGATCAGTCCCCGCTCTTAGAATAGAGGCTATGCTCATAGATAAAAAATCAATCCCTGAAATCGCTGATGCACTATGCAAGGCTGAGAGTACGATCAAAACTTATATTTATCACTACAAGCTTTCGCACCTAATACTAAGAAAGTTTGATGATCCTGAGCTACCTAAGAGAATAAGGGCAATGCGAGATGAGGGGCTTACAAATATGTTCATTGCTCAATCCCTCGATGTTTCCGTAAGTTATGTTTGTGCGGTAGTCAAGAGATTGGGGATGCCGTCAAGACGATATCCACCTAGTACCCAACCGAGTTTATTTGAAAACTTTGATGATCTAAAAAAACTTTTAAAAAATATTTAAATTTAGTTTGACAATATAAGAATTTTCATATATAACTATAAATAACAAAGCAAAACAAAACCTCTTCCAAAAGGAAAAAAATCATGTTCTTAGATTTCAACGCAATGATTGCACAAGAAGCTCAAGCAAATCCATCCAAAACTCTTCGCACCTATGTAGATATCAAGGGCGTAAAGCATACCGTAGAACATTTCTCAAATGACATGTTCGCAATTGTCCGTGAAGACGGTCACTATACCACTACCCCATGTAACTCACTTGTCATGACCTTTACACTTGCAAATCAATATGGCCTTGTAGAAGAAGGTCAAATCGTTGTCGCACAAGCTCAAGCCGTTGTTGCTCTCGATGATGAAATCAAAGCTTTGGAAGAGAAGCTTGCACAAGTGAAGGCTGAGAAGCAAGCAATCGTAGATGCGGTTGAAATCAAGACCAGCACCATGCATGTAAACGGTTTCACTGTGGATGTTCATGTTCATGCAAGAGGCTTTACTGAAATTCAAGTCAGCCAAAAGGTGAGTCGTGGTTGTAAGGTTGGCTTCAACATGTTCACCCATTCCACCGTAGGCAAGAAAGATTATATCAAACTCTTAGCTGCAATCAAGAGAGCGACCAGTATGCAAGGCTTGATTGATAGCCTCAAGGACGAGGGCATTGTTTGGTTTGTGACTCTCTCAGCTGATCAGTGTGGTGTATCTGTATCCATGGACAAAGATTGTGTATATGTGCAAGGTCATGATATTGAGGCTAGCTATCACAATCCCATCAATATCGTGTCAGTCACTCGTGCCCTTGATTGGATGACTGATTGCATGCTCGGCTTGTATGAGGATTTATGCCTTGATTGCGATAATACTAGCAAGCAAGATGTGTATGATCTATGCCAGATGGCTCAAGATTGTGGTGCTACCGAAATCATTGATGAGGTTGAAGAGTATGATGACCATGAAAATGGTTGGAAGCTCTGGGAGTAGGCCTAGCCTATCCACTCAACCAAATGCGGGGTATCTCTAATATCTACATGTATCCATCCTCGATCATAAAAGCCTAAACCTTTGAAATTCCATCGATTTACTTTGATACCGTCCCTCACGAATTTGTGAAATGCTTGCACGGTCAAATTTTTAGCATAGCAATCCACCGCACAAGCCGTAAGATGTTGGCTCTTCGTTGCTCCCCCAATCTCTTGGTTGTACTCTGCTGCTCTATATCCACTTGTGATGATGATAGGACTACCTAAAGCGTCTCTCACTTTTTGCAATTCGATAAGTAGCTTTTTTGCATTGCCTAAATACTCATCTGGTATCACTGATCTAAACTCAAGCTCACTCAAATTGAAATTTGTAGTCACTTGCAAATCGTGCTTCTCTTCTGATTTTAAAAGTTGCGGTTTCATGTGCATTCCTCTATTCTTATGTAGGCAATCAAGCCAGTGTTTCTGAGGGGGTAGGTGCAACGCCTCCCCCTCTTGAATTTTAAATATTTTTTAAATTTTGTTGACTCACATATACCTATAGTATAGTATATAAATACAAAGCAAAAACAAATTTCAACACATTGGAGTCCCCATGTTACAAAAAAGAGATATGCTAGCACCTATTCCAGATGAAATTATGGATAAGTGTAAAAAAGTGGCAAGAGTCAGAACAAATCAAAATCTTGCTCGTTCTTCATGGACAAATACTAAAAAATCCCATGAGTCACAAGAGACAATCGAGCTGAGAGGGATTGTATGTGAGGCTAGTCTAGCTCTCACGCTTGAGGTTGATGTTGAGCAAGTTTTTAAGACGGGTAATCGTTCAGCAATGAGAGGCTCAGATACTGGGGATATCGTCTACGACAATTGCTATATTGATGTCAAAGGTGTCAAGCTTCCCTACTCAAATTTGCTCATCAGCGTGGCAAAGAAGAATACCCCTATTGATGTTTTTGTGCTTGTGCATGGAAGCGAATGGGGAAATCGCTTTTTAGGTGCTATCCCCTTCCACAAGGCCTTTGGGCAAAACATTACCACCGCATACGGTGAAGATTTAGGCAACGGCGTGAGACAAGAGGATTTACTTGATCTTGAAACGGCTATCAAAGAAGCCAAAGAAGAGCGATTACGAATTAGAAATGCGATGGCTCAACGGCTATAATATCACCGAAAAAGCCTAAATTAGAATTATAGATTGATGAAAAAATCTGAGGTGCACCTTCTGGTGTCCATTCCCTAGATAATAATTTCCCATGAATACCCGCTGATAAGATTTGTTCCCACGCATAGGCTATCACTGATGAGATATCACTTGATGCAAAATAGAGAGCGGGGGTATCACCTGATCCTTGTGCTTGTGGTACAAGGATACCGCCATTTGGCTCATTGTCTCTTGGCTCTCCATCTTCTCTCAGATATGTTATCGGTGCATTAAAAATTGATCCGTCCACATATACGGCAAATATGCCCTTATCATCTTGTGCTATCCAAAAGGGAAGGATTTTGATTGTGTATGTTTGCCCACTTACAAAGCTTGCTTTTGTCCACATACTTGTAGCGATATCGCTAAAGATCAAATCAGTAGATCCACTCACTCGCTCAAGATAATAAATTTTGTTATCTATCTCTACCCACCTACCTTCATATCTAGTATGAAAGTTTGTGCTTTGTAGTGTACGGCTACCTATTGCGACTACATCTTGAGAGGTGCTATCAGTCCATCCTTGTAGCAAGTGTTTGAAAAAAGCGAAAGCGGTGCCAACCGTCCCCCTTGCACCATAGGCAACGGATCTTAAAGCTTCCCTTACATATTGCTCGGGGATAAAGGGCAAGCGGTGAAAGCCGTAAATCCCTAAAATCCTTTGGAAGTCAATACCACTTGCTCTATGTAATAAAGTTTCATTTTTGATCTGATCAGCTTTAGATATCGGATATAACATAAGAAACTACCCCCCCTCTTAAAATAGGTGATGCAAGCTTAGTAAAGTTCAATCCCATAAAGCTTGTGCTTGTCTTGCTTGTGTATGTAAAGAGCCTATTTTCTACGAAGAGATTGCCTTGATCTGGAAAGCCGATTGTACTCTCAACATGCAAAACTTGATCGATTAGATCATCAAAATCAAGGGATAGGATTGTAGTAGGTTGACCTACTAGATTATGGATTTGCTCCCCTACGGTCAGAAGCATGCTCTCAAGTACGCCAAAAGCATATTCATCTTGTGAAATCTTATCTACACGGCTATCTCGTGGACCAGTGGCTAAAGATGGCGGGATTTGCTTTCTCATAGAATAGACGGCTGAGGCTCTAAATCGATCTACCACTACAAGAGAGTCATTAAGCCTTAAACTTTGGTAATTGCCCCACTCTACTAAAATCGAGTATGTTCCTTTAGTTAAAGGTGGTACATAGCACACGACCATTGTTTGCCAAACATCAGTATAACAACGGCTTTTAGAGTTGGGAAATCCGCCATGAGATATTGCTTTCACAAGCCCCATGCTATCAAGGAAAGAAACCTTGAAACCACCTACTACAAAAGGGTATCTCGTAGTATTAGCTAGTGTTTTCCAATCAGCATAGATATGAAGACGGACGCCTCCATGATTAGGTACTACGGCATGACTAAGCGAGCTAGTAGCTACCACTTGATCATAAGGTGAGCCAAAGCCTGAATCCCTTTGAGTTGTGCTATAAGGTGAGCCAAAACCTAAATCGAAAACTGATGGATAGGTTGGTGAGCCAAAGCCTGTTTCCATGACTTACTCCTTACACTACATAGGCGGTGATAGTACCACCTAGACCATAGCCATGATGGAAGGGATGAGTGAGAGTACGAATACCAAACCATTCACCATTTCCGATAGTGATAGGATTTGATGATAAATCTAAACTACCAGGTAATGGACGATGATTTTTGAAATTCACATTTGTAGATCGTAGCACCGAGATTGTAGCACTTTGACTTGTCCATGTGTTTTGAGCCAATGCACCTTCGTCATTAATGCACTTCACTAGATCAAAGGTATAATCATTTATCCCGCCGTCTTTAGATCCACCACTGAAAACAACAAGATCAATGTATGTGATTTTAATGCTTGATCCAGTATTGTTTCTCCAAATAAGATGAGGATGAAGGGCGATTTCATCAGTAAAGTCTTTTGATAAAGTACCCTCATTGAAAACGCCCGTAATATTTGTATTGCCTATATCTTTAGAGCCTACCAAAATTGTTGTGGTAGTTTGTTGGCTATATGTAATCCATGAAACGGGTAAAGTGATATTTGAGCTTGTGCTGATTGTGATTGCTGCACTACCGTCAAAGCTGGCTGATCCACTGACGGCACCACTTAAAGTGATTGATCTAGCGGTAGCGAGTTTGGTGGCGGTGCTTGCATTTGCATTAATTGAGGATGGCAAGGATAGAGTGATACGAACATCGTTATCAACCTTTGATCTAGCTACTTCAATTTCATTTGTAGTCCCATGAAAAGAAAGCTTATCATTTGCCAAATCTACGGCGGTGATAGGCAAGATTACATCATTTGCACCTACATTTAGATTAGGACTTGGGACGGTTGGCAAGTCCTGATTTTTCCATTCACCTAAAATATCATCATATCTTAAAGCTTGACCATTAGTTGGTACACTAATTGCAACATCTGATAATTCATTCAAGCTTGTCGCACCGCTAAAACCCTCTACCTCATCCACAAGATCATTATAAATTGTTGACCAATTCTTTTCACCAATAGAAGGCTTCTGAAGGCCTTTGTTCTCAGATAATACACGAACATGCACAAAAGAAGTAGCTGGGGCAATGATTGCATCAGTTTGACTACTTTCCCCCGTGCTAGTGTTTGTAGCGATTAAGAAGAGGCGGTAATTTCCCCATGTATCCACATTGTTAAGAATAGGATTTTGAACGGTTGCACTACTCAAACTTGCACTACTACCACTTGGCTTTGATAGAGACCATGAATAGAGAAAGCTTGCACTTGGATGATTGCTATCTTGTGCTTGACCATACAATTGAATATTTGTTTGAGGTAAGTTTACACCAGCTAGATCAATGACCTTGTCATGTTGGCTAGCTATGGGACTTGTTTGGCTACTTGTATATGTGATGATCATGATTATCCTACTACTACATCGATTGAAAGCATGGCTATATTATAGATATCTTGAGCATAGCTAGTATTTAAAAAATCTCTTCGTCTAATCTTAAAGCCGTAGCCCGTTTGAGTTGTCCCGCTTGCATCAGTATATTGCACAAGCTTGATCTTATTTGCGGTGGCAACATTAGATACATTACCATCCATAAGGATATCAAAGCCCTTAGTATCTTGGTCTCTAAAATAGATCGTACCTACACCGTCCACGATATCAGTCATAGGGATAAGTGTGTTAAGTGTACAAGTGAAGAGTTTATCAAAATAGCTTTGATCCACAAGGACAACATAACTCGCAAGCATGCATTGTACGGCGTCGCTACTAGCATTAACTTTTTGAGCGGTGTAAGGCGTTGTGATTGTGCCTAAATGCTCGACTGGCTCATAGTCTTGTCTGATATCAAGGTTGAAATCATCAGCGGTATTTTGGGATATAGTGAGAGCATTTGAATAGGGATTACGAAGATCTAAAATATGTTTGAGAGTAGCTGAGCCACGCTTCTTCTTGGCAATAAAAGCATTTAAACTAGCGGTGAGAGCGGTGAGCGAAACATTGATATCATTGATCTTTGATTTGAGATGCTCCATGCCTTCTTGTAAGCCCCCAATACCAGCGGGGCTATCATTCGCAATCCATTCACTTGTATTGTCCGTTGTGGATGAATTACCTACTAGCTGATCGGCTAAGTAGTAGGGGGTAATACCAGATAGCGATAATTGCACGGTGCTACCTGAAAGCGTCCATTGAGTGATACGACCAATGAGCGACCATGATTCACCGTCATCACCTAAATCACTAGGTACGCCAACATGAAACAAGGTGCTTTCAATTTGTCTAGTAGCGATTGCTTGGGTAATCTCAGCACCGTCTACTACCGACCAAAAGCGTCTATTTTGTGTTGATCCACTACTGAGTACTCTCTTTGCATAGATAGGTGGATAATATTGTGCATGAGTACCTGAGATATAACCGATACTTGTGGGGGTAGGTGGCAAGGCTGAATTTGTGCTATAGTAGATTTGAGTAAGAGCTTGGGCGGTGGTAAAATCACAATTGCCGTTTGTTGCCGTTGTCCTATGTACACATACACTACCTTGAGTTGCATCATCCCCGCTAATTGTACGAGCAAAAAAACTAAAATCACTAAAGGCAATCAATTTGCTTGAATTGTTGATCGTACTTGAGTTATCCCACTTCTTTAGCAAGCCCCCCCCAGTTGTGACAAGTCCGCCGAGCAAGCGACTTACTTGATCATGCACAATGTTTTGGATGCCTTGAACATCTTCAAGGTCAAGTCTTTCGAGAGGTTGTAGTAATACTTTTTTTTCAATAGCCATGTTTATGCTCCTACTCTAATCGTGATAGAGTCAGATTTTATTCTAGTTGGGGAAGAAGTTTGAGGCTCAATATTTTGTAAAGGTGAGCCGTCAGCATTGATAAAGGCAATGTCTAGCACGCCGTCAATATCCATGCACACATTAACAAGCTGAGAGACATAAAGTGTTTCAGTAGGTGCTAAAGAATTTATATAGGCAACCAAAGCTTGAGTAACCGCTGATTGTACAATAGATGATGAATATGTAGGCTTGACTTTCAAGTTGAGTAAAAGAGAAATGAGAGTTGGCGTAATTGCCTTGACTACTACCCTTGTACCCGCTGATCTAAAGCCCGTCATTCTTGTAGGCTCATTCAAATCACCTTCTATCTCTTTTTGAATTTCAGCAATAATCCCCGTATAAACTCTATAAGGTGAGCTTTCTCCAATCGTCCATTCATCACCAGCTTCTAAACCTTGAACATATACAATTCCTCGCTCTGGTAAAGAGATGATACGGCTAGAAGCAATTGATGATCCATTTACACGAATTTGGCTTGTTGTGATAGGTGCGGTTGCTGGTGCTTCATGATACAAAACTCTTTGGCCACCAACGGGGACAATACCGCCAACGGCTTTACCTACTCTTGAGCGAGTATTAACACTCATCTCAGCCGTACCATCATCAACATACAATTCGGAATATGCTGGCTTATCCTCTGGCTCTACCAGCTTGGCATATCTAAGCCTTTCCCCCGTACTACCTACAAAAGAAACGGCTAAAAATTCTAAAGCTGACTTTTGAGAACGAGAAAGCGAATTGAGATATGTCTTTGCTCTTGCTCTCAAAGTAGCATCATCCTCTTCGTCAAATCCGTTGTTTAGAGCAAGTGTATTTGTACAAGTGAGAATTGTATCTGGCATTGATTTGATTGTATCTATCTCACCGATTGCACAATTCCCCAAACTACCTGGTTGACTAGCTACCACAAAAATACCTGAGCGAGTAGATGCACCTACAACCATAGTATAATCATCAATCGTTCTATATGTCATACTTGTGCGAGAGCATACAACCTCACTACCAGCGGGGATTGTAAGGCTCTCACTTGTATCATCTCTAGTCACTTCAATGACGGCACCGCTTGCATGACTTGCTTGTAATCGTCTGACTGTTCCTAGTGGTAGCTCTCTCACTCTTTCATCTAAATCAATACCTGAAACGGTATCCAAAAAATAAGACTCACGAATAGTCACAAGCTTTCTCTCTACACTAGCAAGTTCTTGTGCAATCGCTGAGTACATAGTAGTCAAGATTGATCCGTTTGATATATCATCAAGGCTTGTTCTACCTACCGTCATTGCGGTGAGGTCCCTTAGTATCTCAAGGGCTGATTTGGGGGTATATGGCATAATATAAAATCCTAGATCGGTGCAATAAGGCTGATATTATCATCATTTAAAGTTGTACGGCATGTTAAATCTACCGCTACTCCATCGCTATCCATGATCATAGAAAGAGATGGGATATCAATAATTCTAGTATCACTGAGTATTTGCTCTTTGATATCCACCGCTAGGTATGAACTTACCTTAGCAACATTCTTTGAGCCTACAATCTTTTGAATACCGAAATTAGGGAATAGCGTGATTTGCCCTTTCTCAGTAGTTACACGGTAGATCAAAGATTGCTTGATAGCTTCACGCCCTGAAACAAGGACAAGATCATCGCTACCTAGTACAAGGTCACCGTCAATCAATTTCAAATCGCTTGTGAATTGCTGAGGTGCAAAGCTTGGTGTTGTCTCTTCGGTAGGTACTAGAATAATATCCCCCGCTTGTAGTACGGATCCGTTCGCTTTAGTATGTGCATCAATACACGAATTTAGCTTGGCTAGTTTGATCCAATCTGAAGGTGCATTGAGTAAATCTGAGGCAACCGTAAGTAAATTCTCACCTATCCGTAGCATATATTCAAAGGTAGGATAAGGCTCTTGTTCGGTACTCGGCACATTATCAAAACCTTTATTGAAAGCTGAAAGTTGCTTGAAACCTCGATCCGTTCTAAGAAAGCCTTTAGCTAGATCATCACTCTTCAAACTTGGGGTAATGTAGCCTTGTAGTAACTCTAGGGAATAAGCTAAATCCTCTAAATTTTGGGTAAGGATCAATAGATTTAGATCGATAGGTGTAGCATCAATTTGATTAGGGATATTGCTATTCTTCCATTGTACTCTAATAGCATCACCGAAAGACAAGCCTTTGATTTCCCAGCTTGCTTGAGCGGTTGTTCTATCCCCCGTTGCCTCGTCATCCCCATAGGCTGATTTGATTTGCTTGATTGCGTCCTTGATTGTATCAATCACGCCCCCCAGTGTTTTCCATGCATTTTTAAAATCGTTCTCTACGGTAATCGGTAGCAAGGCAACATTCTTGATTGCATTGCTCACACTAGAAACTACATTGCTTGCGTTGGTGGCTACATTGTTTGCAACCGCCCCAAAGGCTCTAATTGCATTAGTTGTTTTCTCTACCTCTTTCACTACATCAATGACTTGATCGTACCATGATTTCTCTGGTGGGACGGCTTGATCATAGGCTTCTAAATCAAGCGTCCAATCGTATGACAACCTTGTTCTATCAGCACGCCAACGCTTAACCTCAACCTTTGCATTGACTTGCTCTTGCACCGCTCTAAAAACTAAGGTTGTTCGCTTATCCTTTAGGAAGGTATCTAGTTCAGTGAAATCAATAAATAGCTTGTTCTTCTCTGATCTAGCTTTCTCACCATATTCATGTAGGAAATCCCCAAACTCTTGCACGAGTTGATCTGGTGTGAGAAAGCCAATGATACCACTTGATTTGCTCCCGAGCCTAGCACCTAATCCTATTTTCCCTTTGATAGAGATACTAGCCTTGCGAGGTGTACCGATTTGCCTAAACACTGATTGATCATCAAAGGTATACTCAAGCTTGCTCGGTGTTTCTCTCTCTATGCTAAAGTTTTGGGGCTGAGAAGGTAGCACAACAACCTTAATTCTCTTCCCCCCTTGGTAAAGTTCAAGGTAGTAGTCAATAGGTAATCTAACTACACTATCAACAACATCCATCACCTGATCTATGACTCCACCGACCTTGTCGAATATCCCTTTTTTCTCGACCTTGCCTTTGATACCTAATTTCATGCTTATGCTCCTATGGCAATTCTATTCTTTGGTTTAGTGTAGCAATTAAAGCATCTCTCACTTGGCTTGTTGGCACATGCTCACTTAGATTGAGAGCGGTGCTATTTGTGATAGTAGTAGTGAGAGCGGAAGCTTCCTGGGGGGTAAGAACGGCTTTACTTGCTAGACTTGCGATTATGCTCAATAGAACTGAATTTTGAATGATCATGTGATTTACATAGAACATAAGCTGATAAGTGAGGGCATCAATAAAAGCTTGTCCATTGATAGCCAAATCGCTCGTAGATCCATCGTGAGAAATCCTAAGTTTATTCAGTTGCATACGAATGATATCGCTATCTAGTGTAAGCCCATTGATACCTAGATTGATACTTGCTCTAGCATTAGATAAATGTGTGTCTTGATAAGAGATTGTATTTAAATCACTTGTGATAGGCTTGGTTGATATACCTAAACCGACGCTTTGCCTATCTGGTACATCAGCAATACATCCTAGTATAATAGGGATGAATTTTTGATCAAAGATGAGTACAATAATTGCCCCCTCAATAATAGGTTGTATACTAAACCTTGTTTCACTACCACCGCTACTAAGTTGCCGTGCATTGCTCACAATCAAGCCGTCATCCAATTGCACCTGATAGAGTAGTTCACCGCTATCATTCTTTGAGATTGATAAAACCTTGCCCTTACAAATTTGCATGATCATCCTCGCTTTTCTACTTGTGATTTAGGGATAGGATTTATAGCCTTATCCGTTGCGTTTTGGGGATAATCTTGCTTGACTTGCTTGGGATAGAATAGAGGCAATCGCCTATTACTACCTCTCTCAAAATGTAGATCGATTGAGCCTTCTTGGATACCTGAAGGTGAGAGGCTGATCTTGTATTCAAGTTTGTTTATATACCCCGTAAAGCCGTTGAATGAGAACCACTGACCGATTGTTAAAGCTTGAGTAAATGACAAGGCAAGCTTGATAACCCCCGTACTATAATATGCACCATCACCATGTAAACAAAAGCCTAATTCAGTAAGTTTAGCTGATACTTGGGGGGATGGATCTTCAACATAGAAATTAGTGATAACCTTGTGAGATATACCGAATTGTTCAGCGTCATCCTCATTCATGATCAAGTGATTTAGGCTCTCAGCTAAGGAAAAGGTAACACTAGAATTACTCTCACTCACTCCATTATAAACTGAGATTGTATTGATTTGATCATCATCTAAATCATAAGCAATGGATAGCACTTGATGAGGTGGTATCTCTAGGTATTCAATCTTTGATCTATCGCTACTATCCTCAGTGAATGTCTTTTCTACCACTGGACGCGAGATGATACGAGTATCACGGACTTTCTCAAGGGATTTTTGAGAGATATTAAATTGAGGTGGTAAAGGCTTGTACCTAAAAACAATCGTAGGTACTGCCCCCAAAGACTTGTAAAGTACCTTCTTCGCTTGATCTATTTTGTAGTCATCTTGGTAGGGTACAAGTAAGAAGAAAAACTCTACTAATTCCGGCGTTTGTTGGAATATCGTCATAAATTTTTGAAGAGTTAAAATCTTGTCATTTGGATTGACTAAACCTTGCTTTAGGATAGATATAACCTTATTACTTGCATTTGAATATTGAGCAAGTTGGGGGAGATGATAACCTTGTACCCCATCGCAAACATTGATCAAATCAGATATTTTTAAACCTTGTTCGAAGAGCGAAACGGGGATTTTGGCAAAAGAGAATTGATCAAGAGTATATTGTAGGATTTTACTTAAATCATTCTCTTGTCTGAGGTATGCACCATAATCAGCTAATTTTTCACTTGTGATTGATCCAAAGATACGAGTCGTATTTGAATGGATAATCTCCGCATTGAGCATTCTAGTGAAGATACTATCACAACCTATTCTACAAGTACTTATCTCAAGCCCCATATCATCATAGATTGTATCCACCGAGATACTATCAATGAAGCCCCAATAGACAAGCTGATCCATGTATTTGATCGTAATTTGCTTGCCCTTTAAAATGTCATTCTCACCGTTTGAGAATATTGTACCTACACTTGCACGAAAAAGCTGAAGGCTTACACTAGCTTTATTACCAATCAAATCGATCGATTGACTAAATGAGATGTCCGTAACAAGCGAAGAGATATCAAGCCGTTCAAGGCCTAGAATTTCAAGTTTAATCATAGCTTGCTACCTTCCCCCGCCTTACGGTTTTCTTGCTTTACTTTTGGTGTCTCGCTCTTAAATGGATTGCTAAAACCACTAAAACTAAATTTCTCAGTAAGTTTTTCCACCGCTTCAATTGTCTTATTCATAGCCCCCGCAAGTGTATTTACCCCCTTAGAAAGTACGGTAAGACCTACACTTAAAGCTTGTGCTGCCGTCTCCCCCGTCTTGCCTAAAGCCTCATAGTCTTGTTGTGTAGATATATTGGTTCTTCTTACTCTTGTATCAGCTTGAATAGCTTGAATGATTGAGTCAGCATTACCTAAAGCCGAATTAATAATTTGCATTTCAGCACTTGCTTGAGCTGAGGCTATTCCACCTCTACCAATCGCACTAAAATCACCTTTACCTTTACCTAGTATGAGAGGCAATTCTTTGAATGCGTCCATTAGATCAGAGGGGAGGGATTGCCCCATGAAGTTGTATCTTGATAGTTGTAATTGTTGGGATAAACTTAAATCTGGACGAGCCTTAATCACATCAGCTTGTTGTTGTGCAAGTAGTAAACTTGCTTGTTGAGTGGATAACTTACGATTGAATGTCTCAATAGGATCAGAGGCAATAATCCCTTTCTTTAGAGCATCCTCTTTTTGAATATCACTGATTGTTTGAAGTAGACTTGTGCCTTTACTAGTAGCATCGTTAATTCTCTTTAACAATTCCGTTGTATTAGTACTTGCAAGCGATAAATCCCCACTCATCATTCTTTGAGATAGCATGCCTTGAATGGATGATAATCCCGCTCTTCGTTGCTCTGGTGATAAATCTTGACCCATTAGCGAGGTAGCCAAAGATACGCCTAAATTTGATTGCTTGCCTAGTGTATCACCTAGCTTTTGTATACTAGCGACAAGCCCCGCCCCTAGTCCCCTTTGCTCGCTTGCGATTGCTTGATCCACACTTAAAGCCCCACCACTCATAGCAATAGCTTTTTGAATAGAGAAGGCTTCACCTGATTTATACCCTCTTCCCGCAAATCCTTGTATACCACTACCACCTAAACCTTTTAGATCAGCAAGGCTAGAACTATAACCAGCTACTTGGTCACCCGCTCCCATTAAAGTTGAGAATTGACTAGCTAAGAGGTTACCTATACCAAAAGGGATAGCTGATAATTGACCAGCAAATCCATTGCTTAGTCCACCTACTTGTCCCGCTCTTGCCATAATCTGAGATATTTTTTGCTCAAGTTGTTGTAGGTTTTGCCCCCCATCCTTGTCAGCTTTCTCAGCCTTTACTTGTGCTTGACCTTGTGCCGTTGCTTGCTTAGTAGCCTCAGCACTAGCCGTATTACTTGCAACAAGCTTCTGATTTATCTCAATGAGTTGTTTAAGTACCGCTGAGAGATTATTCATAGCGGTGATAATACCCGTTGATCCAGTAGCTTGTGGTGTGCTAGTAGGTGGTGCAACGGTTGGTTGTGCTAGTGGTGGCTCAGTGAGTTGTGGTTGAGCTACCCCCATAGGCATATTATTGATTGTAGGTTGCGAGGTAATCACTTAAATCTTCTCCTCTTGCTAGAGCTTGCTCCATCATGTCTATCTCGCTAATCCCCGTCATAGCGATACCGTCTTGGATTTGGATTTTAGCATAAAGATAGGGGAAGGCTTGCTCAAATGTTTCTTGTGTGCAATGGAGCATAGCAAGCTCTAAATTTTCCCATGAATAATAGTTTTCAATAGAGAGGTGGTATTTAATTCGATCTGGTAATAAACTTTGTAGTAATGGAAATTCGCCTTTGTCCCTTAGCTTCTTGACCCTCTTTGGTGCTTGCTCCAAAAAAAAGAGATTCATGCTCGACCAATGTATTCAAAATCTGAATGAGCAATTGATTATCTTGACCTATCCATTCAGTTAGCCACTCTGGTGGATCTTTGAGTTGAACTAGAGAACGAGCAAGTCCTTGTAGACGGTATTTTTCCTCAGTAGGTAGGTTGTCAAAGACTACCCCCATGCACAAGGATTGAAGTACTCTATTCATAGCTAGACGGCTTTCAGTATCCATTACACAAGAGAGAAGATCAGCTCTAAATTGCTTGCCCGTAGGTGCTACATATTCAATAGAAAAGCTCTCTTCTCTACTCACTAAATCTTCTTCTTTTTTCTCTACTAAAGACTCAGCATCAGCCTTGATCTTTCTCAGATCAATTGTTTCTTTCTTTGTCATGTTTTGATCCTTTCAAAATATATAAAAAGATATATCAAAACATTTAGTTTTTATCCTAAAAATTAAACTCAATACTAAATTTGAACATTCAGATCATTAATTGTTCAAAAACAAGCTTTTTTGAACAATAGCTAGATTAACCGAGTTGTTCGGTATCCTTGATTTCGATCAGCTTCAAGGCTTGGAAGTTAATGTTTGTTGCCATGAGAGTTTGACGATTGACGGTAAAACTTTGGCTTTCTGGCTTACAACCTTTGATCAAATATCTTGACTTTTGCCCAGCACCAAAATCAGCTGAATCAGCTAATTCTAAATCAATGCCTTGAGTAAAGAAATTGACTACATCAACGGTGCGTTGTTGATTTGTAGCGGTAGCGAGGTGGCTAGGGACTAAACCTTGAGATGCTGATCCACCATCTGGGACTACTCTCATAAAGCCTACTTGACAAGATACTGTTCTACCTACTGGTTCAATATCATAGCTATCAATAGATCCTAAAACATCCACTCTTTGAAGAGTATATGTTTCGGTAACGGTGATGTTTGTGCAATAGCCGATTGCCTTACCATCTTTTTTTACAATTGCGGATGCACCGCTGATTACTCTAGGTTGTACCATGACTAAATTCTCCCAACATTAGCGGTGATTGTGATGAAATTGAGAGGCTCAACACCTGCTACTGAGTACACTACACTAAGAACATCACCTGATTGACGGACTACAACATCTTTGAAATCAAGGATTAAACCGCTATCTCTTTGAAAGCTAAGACGGTTGATTGTGAGTCTTTGAACATTGTCTTTTTGTGCAACGGTTGATTTACTACCGATTTCAGTATCAAGGAAGAGTCTTAAATCTCTAATGCTAAGGTTAATGCTTTCATTCGCTGAAACCTCAGTATAGAATGGATTGTTGTCCTTCAACCATGTTGTGATTGATCGTTCTACCTTGAGGCCACGATCTTGACCGTTCAAAACTACAATACCTTTTTGGATTGCAAGGCTAGCTTCTGACTCTGGATTGAAGGCTTGGACGGTATCAAAAATCTTAGGTTGTTTTCTTGTGAGAGGAGTAGCAACACCTAGTGAAGCTTGAAGGCAAGCCATAAAGAAAGCTAAAGCTTTAGGTGCTAAAGTCTTTTTCTCACCACCTACAATAACGATAGGGGATTGACCTACTACGGCACAATTACGATCATTCAAAACTTTTACATATTGAGCATTGATCTGGCTAAGTGTTAAATTTGCACTTGTACCTACCCATGCGTTTCGTTCAAGTCCCGCTTCTACTGAAGCCTTTACACAATGTTCTTTAACAAGTGTATGGATAGCAATGTCATCAGTGTATGCAACAACGATATTAATTTGCTTGTACACTAAAGCATCAAGAGCCGATTGCCAATCGCTAGAGGTAAGTGAGCCTACGGATCCACCAATCAAGCTAAAGCCTACGGTTGAGCCTACTGGTCTATCACCGCTTACGATTTCACCTTCTACTACAAGGCTTCCATCTAGGAAATCTTTGAGGAAAGAGCAATCACAAGTGAGAGATAGAGGACTTGATGTAATGCTAAGATTTGCAACATTATCAAGTTGTTCACCGCTTACAATGGATTCGGGCAAAACTACATCAATATCAGAATTGATCTGATTGATTGTTGTGAGTGTGCTGCTTAAATTAGAGATATCGGAAAGCTTCACGGAATACAATGCACCGCTGATTTCAATACTACCAGCATAATCACTTGCACCATCCAAAACAATGCTTGTGATTTGTGAGTATTCTTGACTTGTTGTGATTGTTGTACCTACTGCACCTGAAGGCAAGGTGGTAGTAGTAGTGATTGTACTACCTGATTCGGATAAGCCGTGAATAGTAATCGCAACGGCTGAAGGTGTGCTACTTGTTCTTTGGGTAAAGGTAAGTGTACCACTCACAATCAATCCACCGAAATCAATAGAAGTACCGGGAATGATGATTGATGAGGCAATGTTCTTGATAAAATTGACGGCAAGTTTATCAGTAGCTTGATTGATCAGTAATTTTGCATCGCTGAGTAAAGTACCAGTGTATTGTAAACTTGCAATCTTGCCTTTACCAATACCTAGATTTTTCTCTACGAGATTACCGCTTTCATATACATAAAGATCGTACAAGTCAGCATCATCACCGTTTTCATCCAAAGCAACAAAAACACGATTACCACATGGACCGTAATGTTTGGCTTTGATCTTGAGACCGTTGATTGTCTTACTTGCTTGTGTTGTATTGCGAGCATTCACGATTGTGATACTTGTGGGATTGCCACCTAAATCGGCTCTAGGTGAGAAACCGATCTGACCGAGTACATCTAAACCGTATTCCCCCCCAGTAGCTTCTAAGAAGGCTTCTAGGTTGTCATAGGTGTTGACGCTATCTTTTTGGAAGAGGGGGAAATCACCGACAAGAGCTACTGCACCGCTTGCAATGCTTGGATTTGTAGTAGGTGCTTGCTTGATTTCACCGTATACGCCGGGACGATATTTTCTTCCACCTTGAAAGATGATAGATGAAGGCATGAGAGTCTCCTTGATTAAATTTTCTTGTAGGTTGTGATATCCCCACCATTAAGATCGAGTTGCACAAAGATAGGCAATTCAATCGTTGATGTTGTGGATATTGTTGGCAAGTACATGTGATGAATTGCGGTAAATTTGAGCCTTCGCTTGAAATTTGCAAGTGAGTTAGACTCAGCACTCAAGGTTGTCTCTTGATCCATATCAGTACTTGATACAAACCTAAGATTATCATATCCAACCTTGATTAAGGCTGATTTGTATTGCATGAAACTAGCATGTGTAATTGCATGTAGGATACGGACTAAATCTTGATCTTGTGCATAGATATTGATATCCACCGATTGTAAGGTTAAGAGATGATGATGAGTTTCATCGCTCATATCACCCAAACCTTGAGTTTCAAAAGCTTGTTCCGTCAATTTGATACTGATCATAGGCAAGCTCTGAACTTTACCTTCATTCGCTAGATCAATTGAGATAGGACGCTTGGCTTGGGTATCCATAAAGAGCTGATAGAATTTAGATTGTAAGCTTGTCGCAATCGTAGGGAATAGCTGATTAAACCTTGTTTGATTAGAATACAAGGCTAAACCATTTCTCAGTATGTGACTAAAGTGAAGATCAAACATTGAAGAAATCCAGTGATGCGGTGGCTTGAGTAAGTAGCGGTGTATGTAGCTCAGTAGGTTGCTTGTAAATTACCTTAGTATCCCTAATGCTATGAGGATAACTACCAATCTTATAAATAGGATGCATGTAATAAGAGATAGAGAATAATGTGTTAGGTTGGGGGGCAAGGCTAGGAGATAGACTAAAATCAATCTTACCGTCATTTGTGATAGTGAAATGCTCATCTTGAACGAGTGTAGCACCCACAATTCCCAAACCTTGAGCATTTGCTTTTTGAAGGTAAAGTACACCAATTTCAACCTCCCCCGATGCTAAATTCATTGATCTTTTAATGATGGGGTAACGAGTACTAGCGACTAATCCACTACTTGGCATTGTCACGCTCTCAGTGTATCTCATGACTGAATGCTGAAGAATAAGCTTATCCCCAAAAGCAAGTAAATGCTCTGGATGTGTTGTGATATTAACTTTCTCATCACGATATACACCATATTCACTCACGGAATACACGCCCCCCATGCTTGTGATAATAGCCATGATGATTTGGGGGGAATGTAGGATAATCCCTTGACCTTTACATACGGGGCAAGAGTTATTAAAGCCAGTGGTGCTACCTACGGTGCTTGAGATAGTGGATAAATCTAAACCTAAATCACTACCTTGTTGCCTACACGGACATTCAGCCGTTTGATACCACAAGACTTCTTGCCCTTTTTGATCAACCAATTGCTTAAATTGCTTGTCCATGAAATCAACACGATTTTTCCGTTGATCCATTTGATTAAGAGGTAATTGCATGCTCAAGCCTTTCTAAATAATTGCTATATTCATAGCACGATATTTAGCTTTGAGTTGAGGGATAACTTGAGCAAGCTCAGCTTGGTATTGCTTGATCAAAGCATTGTAAGCCCCCGCATCACCTGATTTAGTTGTACTAATACTTTGAGACAAGCCGTCAACACCTAAACTAAAATTAGATATACCCGCACCAAAAACGAGATTACCACTTACACCGAGAGGAAGAATGCTAGCCATCAAGCTAATTGCCTTAATCAAAGCTGGCTCAACGGTTGTAAGTTTCCATGTGATTTGTGTATCTTGAGTAGGTGCTTGTGATACCCCAATTGTGAAGACCTTTGTCCCCGCTATTTTCATCTTGGGATTTAATGACCCATTGCTTGCACCCGTAAACTCGCACTCAACAATAGGCTTGGTTGATAGTGTAGCACCTGGTATTGTCACATCCACGCTTGTTTCCCCCGCCTTAATTATGGCAATACCTTCTTCAAATCTAAATCCCGCAATGTAATCAACACCCCAATAGCCCGGAACATTTACATAAGGATTGAAAATATCACCAAAGACAAGAGGCATACCACTTCTAAAGAAATATGAGCCTATGCTTTCGCTAGTAGGTACTAAATTGACAATCCCCGCCTCTGGCTCAATCACATTAAACCACGAGATAGGCATGACCATAAACGGATTATTACCTATTTGTAGTTTAACCTCAGTGACATTCACTACTGGACGGTGATTAAGATGCCATGGCCAAAAGCTTTCTCTATCTTTGATATTAGCATCATGTCTTTCCCCTACTACTCGTAGAGGATCAATCACAATCCCTAATTCCATCTCAAGAGATGAGACGGCTTGCTTGATTGCATCAGTGAGTAAAAAATCACTAAACGGACTACCTTGATCCGTTGTCAAATCAATTCCACCTAAATATGTTTGTCTTAGTCTTTGGGGGGTAACAAAATCAAATATGCTCATAGATACTCCACTAAGGTGGGCTATGATCCACCCTTCTTTTTAGATTTCTTAGGCTTGGCAACCTCAAGCTCTTCATCCCCTACTATACTTAAAAATAATTTCTCTTGCTTATCTTCAATTTGTGGTTGCTCTTCTTTTGAGCCTTCCTCTCTCTTATCCTCGTACCATGTGAAGAGAGATGGATTTAATTTGATGTAGGCTTCTTCAGTTGAATGGAATTTAGTTAAAACCCTACCACTTGGCATCTCAACCATAAATTTAATTCCTCTAAATTGTGTGATGAATGCACCACTTCCCATAGTAAATTTTCTATTATAGATCCACATGTGAGATGCCTTATCTAGTTATTTATCTTAGAAATTAGCGTTTAAATAGTTTGCTGCAACACCTGATGCATTGTTTGTACCAGCATTACGGACAACCCAAAACTTGTTAGGTGTCTTAACCATGAGTGAGCCGAACAACATGAGCAAGAAAGGCTTGGTTGTAGAAACTTGTGCTAAATCTTTTCTCATGAAATCCATCAATTTAGCGAAAGCCATTTGACCAGGATCATGATTTGCAAAAATGATATGTGAGCAACCATACATAAAGTGATTGAAATCAGCGAAGCTATTACCTTCAAGTTGGCTTGCGGATACTTCCATGATGAATTTCAATGTATCGGTATTGATAGCTGCGGATGAGCTAGCCTTAGCGGTACGATATAAGCGATAAGAGATTGCTGGATTACCAGTACGAGTAATCTTCATGCTTACTTTATCACCTGATGCAATTTGAACGGCATCAGAAACGATAGGCAAAGTCATACCGAGTTTGTTTACGGCTACTACTGCATATTTGTAATAACCAGCATCACCAGCCTTGAACTTGCTCTTGTTGGTGGTGTCATTTGCTGCGGTTGGTTGTGTACCAAAAGAAGCGGAGATACCATGACCAGCAAGTTCAATTGAATTAGGCTTTTCTGATCTTTCAAGGAAAGGTGCACTAACAATTTCTACTGGACCATATGGAGCCATAACGGTGATAGATTTAACACCGGCAACAATGGAATTACCGCTTACGCTGATGTCATAACGACCTTGTTCATTGAATTGTTTTTGTAATTCAGCATAAACATTAGGAGTTACATAAATAGTATCTGGTTCACCGAAATTTGGGCTTGAATAGACGGCACCGAGAATTTCTTGGAGCAAGAGAATTGTAGGTGCACTACCTTCCAAATCCCATGTGTTTGAGCGATATGGACGGCCTTGACCATCAACAATAGCACCGCTTGTACGTTCAATTTGCTTGATCAAGCCATCAAAACCATCGGGATTAACATCTTCATCACCAAACCAAAGAGCCTTTTCCATCTTCTTGAGAAGAGTTAAAGTACCTCTTTCGGTTTCTTCAGCGAGAGCGGTTGAATTGCCACCGAGAAGAGAAAGCATAGAAGCCATATCAGAAACTTGGCGTCTTTCAGCCATGAACTTGATCTTGACAAATTTTCTTTCATAAACGGATTGATTTGTAGAAAGAGTATCGCTACCGCCTTGACCTTCAGAGATGAATGGAGAAGAATCTAAACCATTTTCAATGACTGAGGTATATTCATGAACAAAGTTATTAGCGGTTGTTTTTGCTAATTTTTGCCATAAGGTGAGGTGCTTGGTTTGGAAGGTTGCGATTGCTAAGTTTGGTTCAATGCTTTGAAGAGCAAGAGGACTTAAAGAGCCATCACCCATTTGAGCGGGAGTTTGATAGCCAACGAAACCGGGGGTAGCTTTACGAATAGCGTCATTTAAACGAACTAAATCGCTTACATTGACCATATCGTTATTTTGTGGTAAACCGAACATATGTATCGCTCCTAGAGATTATATTGTTTGCGGATGTCAGATGGATTTGCACCGATTGTAAGCAAGGATACGGCACGGCTTAAATCATGTTGTCTTGCCTTATCATTGCTCTTTTGTAATTCGTTCATAGCTTTTTGGATCAAAGCGGGGGAGTCAATGAAATCATCTTGACCATTTGCTTGACCATTTAAAGGATGAGCTTCTGGTGCTACATGAGTAACGGACTTTTGAATAGGTGCACTTGCTTTTGTTTGTGACAAGGCATCTACTTTTTGAGTCAATGTTTCAATTGTTTTAGCTAAAGCTTCAATAGTAGTAGCTTGAGCATTTAAGGCTTGATCAGCGGACTTGGCAATTTGTGTTGCTTTGGTCATAGTATCCCCCTGAGATGGAATGCTCTTTTTGAGAGCGATAAAAAAATTATCTACCGCATCTTTTGTCATTTGTTTTTTCATCTTTTAACCCTTTACAAAATGCTTGCGAATTACATCAGCACATTTGCGAGTGATTGGTTTTAATTCATCTTCTGACATTGTAGGAAAATGCTTTTGAATGCGAGAAAGTAAATCACGGCTAGATACAATACTAAGGTCTTGCATTGACTTTTTAGCATAGCTGGCCTTGTGTGCACTTTGTGGCTCTAATCCTAGTTTGTCATTTAAAAACTCAACAAGATTAGTAAGGTAATTGAGTTTAGCTGCTAGATCGGGAAGTGAATTAGCGTCAAAATCTAAAGAGTCTTGTTCATCATATTCATCTTCACCCAAAGAAGAGTCCTCATCGTCTTCACCGAGTGATGAGTCTTCACCTACGGAAGAGTCTTCAGCTTTATTCATATCATCATCTTCATTGTCTTCGGACTTAGAGATTTGAGCTTTTTCAGCTTGTTCTTCTTCTACTTTTTTAGCTTCTTGATCGTTTTCTTTAGATCCTTGATCGTCTGCTTTTGGCTCGGTGTTGTCATTCTTTTGAGCTTCTTCTACTTGAGTTTTTTGAGCATCTTCAACGGTTGCATAAGCCTTTTTTTCATCCTCAGTTTGAGTCATGTTGGCTTGTGCTTCGTTCTTTTTTGCTTCATCTTCTTCAAGATTTTTGATAAGACTAGCTTTTGTTGTCTTTCTCATATGATCTTCCATTTCGGCAATCGCTTTAACCATGAGTTTAGCATCTGGATTGCAAGGATGTGCGGTTACTGATACATTTAGTATTTTGGCTTTTGTGATAATATTCTGATTCTCTTTATCTCGCTCAATAACTTGACCTTCAATAGAGAAACCAATAGAACGAGGTGCTTGAACATCCTTTAGGATTTTTGCCATGTCATAGGCGTCTTTAGCCTTTGGTCTATCCAAAAAAAGATAGCCTTCTACCGAAGTATCTGACTCACCTCTTACAAGCTTAGTGGGATATCCCAAAATGTTCTCGGGCCCACTTTGATGCTCCCAATTGAAATAGCCCTTATCCATAAAGTAGGACCAGTCAAGGCCATCTTGCTTGATAACATCCCCCGCTTGATCCTCAATCTCTGAGGAAACAATACCTTTGACAAATCCGAGTTTTTCATCGTTTTTTACATTGTCATCCTTGGATAAGTCAATGCTTGTCCATGCTGAGAAAAAGCTTTTATTCATATGCACCTCTTAGATAGATTGTAACACTAGGTCTAGGAATGGACTTGACTTTTCAGCTAAAGCCCTCTCATGTTGGCGGATGATTTTCTTGCACCATGTAAAGCCAGCATCACCGCCCCAAAGTAACCATGAGATATAGGCCTTGCTCTTTCTATCATTGTGATAACCTCGTTCTTTATAAACCTTGTGGCGTGAAAAGAACGAGTACATTCGCTTGATAGTGTCATAGGTGACATTACCATGTATCAACGAATTAGCACGAGCAACACCACTACCGATTTTAAGCTTGCCCGCTTGTTGTGTAGTAAGTCCACCTTTCCCACCCGTCTCAGCTCTAAGCTTTAAACCACGCTTAGCATTTTCTTTGACGGTCTTGGGGACGGGGTAAGATAATTTTGCCTCAGCCATTTTTTAACCTCGTGAAAGTTTTTGTTAGTTTAAAGTGTTTTATATTGTTTTGTTTTGGATACATATACGATTACTATTCTATATCCGATACGATCTGAGGCTCTTGCTTATTTTGTTCTTGTGTAGGTTGTGTTGGTGCATTAAAAAGAGGATTGCCTATTTTGTCTCCCATAGGATGAGGTGGCAAATCATACTTGGCTCTAATCTCATTGAGAGTCATGAAAGCCATCTTCTTTATATCCATTTCAAGTTGTTTATCTTTAGGTATGCTATCAAGCCCTACAAATGTAAGTTCATACCTTGAATCCACCTGATCAATGATATACCTATTGATCCAGCTCTCTATTGCTCTAAGTAAAGGTCTCAAACCTTTCTCTTTAGATAGGATTGCACGATCTTGTACCCCCATAGAGAAAATAGCACTTGATTGACCTTCTACCCCAAAGTTGAAACCTATTTCGGCTGGATCAATTTGAAACATTGCACAAGTAAGTTTGAGCAAGTAGTTGACCCATTCTTGGTATTCCATCTCTCTATTTGTGTTGCTCAAGTTAATAGATTGCACCTCTTCGTTATTGCTTGGATCAAGCTGAATAAGAGGTGTACGCTTTGAATTACTTGCCCCCGTGAGCATTGAATAAAATTCTTTTCTAAAGCTCTTAAACAAGTTTGGATTCATCTTTGATTTGATTGCGATAATCCCACTAGCACTAATCCCATTTGTAAAGTTATTGCTATTGAAAACCTCAGCATTACAAATATGAGTAATGACCTTTACAAGTTCTTCTAGTTCGGGAAAGCCGTACCCTCTAAATCTAATCTCTGATCTTGGTCTACGAATACCCCAACACAAATCTAAAGCCTTGTACTGAGCAACGATTTGATTATTTAGCACCTGAACGAATTGCACACCATCGGGGGAGCGACGGCCTTGCTTTTTCTCTTCATCGGTAAGGGCTGATCTTCTAATTGTCGCACTATCCACATTGAGAAAACCACATACATATCCATCTTGATTACGAACGATTTCAAAGCATGCTTGATCAAAGATCAAAGAGTCTCTCACAAGCATACGAAGAAAGCCTTCAAAGTCGGTTTCAAATGTTATTCGATTGTCACCACAAGATTTAATAAACTCAGTGATTTTTAGAATGTTTTGCTTGTCCTCATCACTGGCTAAAGCCTTACGGTCCTTGAGCCTAATTTGAAAACCTAAGCCGTCGTCCTCATTCACTGCCTTAGCAAATTCGGCTACTTGATTTATTCTAGTATTGATAACCGATGAGATAACGGGGACTCTTGCCATAGCATTTAAAATATCAAAGGTTAAGCCCCATGTTCCTCGGTGAGTAGGCTCAAGGTTTACCATGCCTATATTTGCAATATCGGCGGGATTGATTTCCTTACTCATGACCGTAGGTTTATCATCACCTTGATCTAGTAGTCCCTTGATAAAAGACTCAGTATCATCTTCTTTTTCTAAGTTTTCGGTCATTGCTTGTTTAAGCAAATTGATTGCTGCTTTTGCAAAAACCTCTAAATCGTCCTTCATCTCGCTCATAGTATATCTCCTTGGTTATTGACCTTAATCACTTCTATATTGTTATCTCTCAGATAGTTTACACCATCCACCGCCGAGTAAGAGCCTTGAATTGTGAATACTTTCTCTATACCTGAATGATGGATCAATTTAGCACACATAAGACAAGGCTCACCGCTTACGATCATAATTGAGCCTCGTATATCAGCATGTGTACGAAGAGCATTCATAAGGCAATTAGCCTCAGCATGATGACAACCAACCTCAAGCCTTGTCCCACTTTCTACACAATCACGAAGACAGCCGCTTGAGCCACATAGATCATGTTTATGTCCTCTTGGTGTCCCATTGTACCCCTCAGCTAAGATTGAGTTTGAAATAGGATTTACAATGACGGCACCGAATTGCCTTCTTGAACAAGGTGATAAACTTGCGAGTTGTATGCACTGAGCAATTCTGAATTTTAAAAACTTAGCCTTCATTCTAGCAACCGTCATCAATCCCCATAAGAACGGCGTAGTCATAGATTTCATTCGCAAGGCTTTGGATACTATTCCCATATGGCCCACATTTATCTAGCACTTTGCCAGTAGCATAAAAGCCGATTGCCTTACACTCATCCCCACCATGATCATCAAGCATTTTCTTTAGCATGAGGACACCGTTCTCAGCATCGCTACATTTTGCACAAGGCTTGTACTTAGGCATGATTTGCATTGCACCTCTTGCCCCTTTACTTGAGAGAGCATCTTTGATAAATCGACTCTCATGGAAGGCAATAGATAGAACGAGATACTTATTTACATCATGCTTAATTGCATGATCATGTAGTTGTTCGCACTGAACAACACGATCCATAAGGGTACGACCTATAATTTTTTTATAACCAGGTGATATAGGTGCTTCAGAAGGTGCAATGATTTGCATCATGATCCACCAACAAAGGATGAATGAGTCAGTCATGTCTTAGAACTTTCATTGTGAGGGGGTAAACCTCATGGATTAGCTTTTGGATACTTGCCCCATGCTTTTTGATATACGACCATTCAGATCGATCTTCTTTAAGAGCAAGGAAAAAGCTTGACCATGTATGAATATCACCTGAGAGATGACAATCAACATAGATCGATTGAGGTAGGCATAGGCTTGCTACTTGAGGATCCACGCCCCTATTGATTAGGGATAAGTAAGTAACTCTTGCTTTGTGAATGCTTTCATTTAATATAAGCTCAGCTTCAGTATCTACAACACTTTGCCCCTTACGGATTTCTCTTTGAGCAATAATTTTTTGAGGGTAAAAATGTTCATCCTCAGAGATATGTACGATCTTTATACCTAGATCGAACTGAAATAGATCAAGGACATGTTGGAGAGGCATGTGGTAAGCAATTGTGATAGGAAACGGCTCACAAATCCCCTTGATGATAGATGACCAACGCCAGATCAAACTCTTATCCGTAGGCTCTAAAATTGCTGAGTACTTACTCATTGCATAAGTAATCTTAGTTGCCAAAATCTCATCATTTGCACTATGAGAGATGAGCGAGTAGCTTTCCATATTTAAGTCCTATGTCCTAGTAAAGCGTCAATCTTTGTTTCAAGTCTAGCAACGGCTATTTTTGTCTCTTGTAAGGCTTCTACTAATTCATGAAGTGTTTGTTGTTTAGCTTCCAAACTAGCTACCTTCTCTTCTAGCTTGCCGAGAGATTTGGCTTGCTCTTGCTTCTCTTTGAGAGAGGTATAGAAAAGACCTACAAGGCCTAGTAAAGTTGCATAGGTTAAAGTCACTTGTTCCATAATATTGCTCCAGATAGGATTGATCCAGTTAGTACACCATAGATAAAAGGTTGTGTTGTACTAGGCTGAGGTTTGATTAAACATTGAGTTAATTGATTTTGAGTCTTTACTAACTCTGCTCGCAAGATTGAAATTTGATCTTGCAATGCACTTATTTGAGCTTTAGCATCAGCTTCATTCATTTTAGTATTTATAAAATGTTGTGGGGAGTATAAAATTCCCTGCGCTAGTACGGTGCAACCTACTGGTAACCGTTGCTCTTGTTCATAGATAATGGGGCAATTGACATGATGCTCTGATCCATCCGTATTCATCCAAAGACCTAGTTGGAGGATCAAACTTATCATTTCCATTCACCGTCTAGCTTAGAGATAGCCTCATCCCTTGCATCAAGTCTTGCCTTTTCCATCTTGTGCTTCATGAGAGTTTCCATGCTTGCAAGTTTGTCATGAATTTCAATCGCTCTATGGATATGATCCTCAACCGCTTTAGCTTGTGCTTTACTATCTTCTTTAGTGGTATAAAGTAGATAGCCTATCAAACCTGAAAGACCAGTACTAAACCATGCCATCACATTAGGGAAGTAAAAGCATAGGATGAGAAGAGCAATAATTATGCTTGTATATTTAATCGTAGTGATACTCATTTGTATGTCCTTTTAGATATATGGATCATAACATAAAGGATCATCTCACTAATGACTTAGTAGGTGGGGGGG